GGTGGTATAATATAGCGACATGTCAAATACACAGAAAAACATTGGCGAGGTGGTGCGTACAATGGAAGCTAACTTTATCAGTGGAGAGGGAACACGTATGTCCAAGTATGTTACTGAAGACTTATATGAAGACGTGTCAAAGATATACGCCTACCTTAATAGTAAACACGTAAGTGGGGAAACAGACTCACAAGGAAGAGAGAAGCCTTTTTTCAATATAGTAAACGCTGCACGCAACACCTACTACCGAGCTACTGACCTAGACCGAAGCAATGCACAAGTAACACCAACCAAGTCAACTGATGTTCTTAATGCTTTTCTAGCTACTGTGAAGATTCAAGACTGGATGCGACGAGAAGACTTTGGCTCTTTCTTAAATGAATGGGGAATGGTACTAGCTGGCTTTAACTCAGCAGTAGTTAAGTTCGTAGAGCAAGAAGGTAAGATGCACTCAATGGTAGTACCTTGGTCACGCTTAATAGTAGACCAGATTAACTTCGAGTCTAACGCTAAGATTGAGCTTATAGAGCTTACAGAGGCCGAGCTACGCGGTAGAGACTACGATAAGGATGTAGTAGACAAGTTGATAGATGCCACACGAGCTAGAGAGCTTACAGACGGAACACAGCAAGACAACAAGACAGGATACTTCAAGCTATACGAGATTCACTTAAACGGATACAAGTCTTACTTAACTGGAGAAGAAAAGGATGATGATGTAATGGTACAGCAAATGCACGTACTATCTTTCGTAGCTTCTAAAGAAGAAGGTAAGTTTGATGACTTTGACTTATACAAGGGAGAAGAGTCAAAAGACCCATACATGCTGACCTCACTACTACCCTCAACAGATGGTTCTATCAACCTAAACGGCTCAGTAAAGAATCTATTTGAAGCACAGTGGATGATTAACCACACCACTAAGAACATTAAAGACCAGTTAGACATAGCATCTAAGCTAATCTTCCAGACCAGTGACGGTAACTTTGTAGGGCGTAACGTCTTATCTGCTATCGAACAAGGAGACATAATGATTCATAAGATTAACGAGCCACTAACACAAGTAAACAACGGCTCACACGACATCACAGCATCACAGTCATTCCAAAGTTCATGGAAAGGACTAAGTGCAGAGATTAACGGAGTATCAGAGTCTATGCTTGGTAACACAGCACCATCAGGAACAGCATGGAGACAAGTAGAAGCCCTACTCAACGAATCACACTCACTATTTGAATTGATGACAGAGAACAAAGGACTAGACCTAGAGCGGATGCTACGAGAGTTCATCATCCCTCATATCAAAAAGGATATGGATAGTACAGAGGAAATCAGTGCTATACTAGATGCACATAACATAGCTCAGATAGATGCCATGTATGTGCCAGTAGAAGCGAAGAAACGATTTAATGAAAAAGCGGTGGAGGCTGTCATTAAGGCACTCGAAACTGATGACTTATCACAGTTACCAACAGAGTTTAACGCACAGCAAGGAGAAGCAGAGGTAAAGAAGGAACTAGCACCACTAGGAAATCAGAGATTCTTCAAGCCAGACGAAGTAGACTCGAAGACATGGAAGGAGACTTTGAAAGACCTAGAATGGAACTTACAAGTGAACGTAACAGGAGAGGCACAAAACAAACAAAGTGTATTAACTACCCTTTCAACTGCATTAAACGCAGTAGCCAACCCAGCCTACGCTAACAATCCTCAAGCTCAGCTAATTGTGTCTAAGATTCTAAACGCAACTGGAGAGATTTCACCACTAGAGATTGCATCTACCCCAGCTCCTGAACCAGTACCAGAGCAAGGCGCTCCAGTACCTCAACAGGGGCAACCGCTACCTAATCAACAACAAATATAATGCAACCCGAAAAAGGACAATACTTTATCTACTCAGAAGCAGAGCTGTCTCTAATTAAGAACACTTTTGCCGAGAATGATGAACTACTATACGCAGTACGAAACGTGCTACTACAGTTCCCACTATCAGTACCACAACAAGCAATGTTATCTTCTCAGTTAAACGAGAATGTAATAGCAGTGCTACGAAAGCGACTACTACCAGACCTAGCAGGAACATTCCCACTAGGACAGCTACCAAGTTTGCTCACTACCCTTAACGATAACTTAAAGGTATTAAGTCCAGCAGAAATGAAGCCACACTTTGCAGCTAAGATATTAGAAGTGGAGTATCTAGCGCAACAGTTCGATGTCCTAGAAGGTAAAGACCCTGTATCTGATGTATCAATCTCACTAGAACGACTAGGAGAGATGCACACCAAGACAGCAGATGAACAATTCGCAGACATGACCGCTTACCTATTCCTACTAGGATACATCGACCCTATGTTGGGAATGATTCAGAACTTAGCAGGTACAAAAGAAGAAACAGCAGATGAGCAAAAGAAGCGACTAACGCAAGACTCATCAAAGTAAAGGTGGTATAATACTTATTAAGAGAACATAACTCATAAATTATGACAGAAGACTTAGAGACCATCGACTCAACAAACGATGACGAGCTAGAGGTCATTGACTCAGAAACCAATGAAGACGAAGCAGTAGAGGAGGAACGAACAGATTACTCCGAATACGAAAAGAAGCTCTTTAATAGAGTAAAGACTCTTGAAAAGAAACTAGAAGACAAGGCACAACCAGTAGCAAAACCAGTATCAGATGCACAGTTTTCTCTAAGAGATTCAGTGGCGTTACAAAATGCCAACATCTCAGTAACAGAAGATTTTGATGAAGTGGAATTATACGCTTCTCAAAGGAATATGAGTATAACTGATGCCCTAAACGATGTAGGATTGAAAGCCATTCTAGCTTCTAAGTTAGAACAACGTGAAACAGCTAACGCTACTAACATTAAAGGCTCTCAAAAAAGTAACTCTCCTCAGTCTGATAGTGTCATCATAGCTAACGCTAACAGAGGTAAAATACCTGAAGATGATGCAGGTATCGCTGCTCTGGTTGCTGCTAAACGAAAACTTTAACTAAACCTCAGGTGGGTGAGTTAAACAATCACCTAAAATGGCAACAACTAACAGTCTTTCAGATAAGACATATCGAGACAAGTACCGAGCAGCACAAATCGAACAAGCCCTAAAGAATGACGTAGTAGCAGAAAAGGTCTGTATGGTAGACCGTTCAGATGCTAAAGTAATCAACTCACCATACATCACTGCAATGACGACTGCTGTAGGAGCAATGACAGGTACATACACACCAGCAGACGTAACAACTCTAGATGACACTCTTACCATCACTGATGAGTTCATCGTTTCAGGACAGATTAAAGGCTTTGAAAGTATTCTTTCTAACTTTGACCTATTCTTCGCAGCTAACACAGCAATGACTAACTCAGTTGTACAAGCTGTTGATAAGTGGGTTCTTAACGAACTATGTGAAGGAGGAACAGGTGCTTACACCACTCCAGCAGGAGGTTTCACTACATCTGCAAACGTTATCACTATCGTTTCAGCTATCATCTCTAAAGTTGCAGGATACGCTGATGCTCTAGGTGGTATGTACGTAGTTGTAGAAAACACAGACCTAACTGGTATCATCCCAGCAATCGCATCTTCAGGATTCCGATACGCAGATGATGCTTTGACTAACGGAGTATACGGACAGATTCTAGGAGTAGACATCTACGTAGTACGAAGTGGTACTTTCGTTGACCTTGCTGCTACAGGAGCATCTGGTACAAAGACTTGGACTAACGCAGGACACCGAGTAGGAGGTGTAAAGAATGTAGCAACTTACGCATACCCACGTGGAATGCAGTTTGAAGAAAAAGGTGTTACAGGAATTACAGGAAAAGAAGTTGTAGTTTACGGACTAGTTGGATTCAAACAGTGGACTCCAAAAGCAACTTTGACTGTAGATATCACCCTCGCATAACCTAACTTACCAACCCTCTTCTGGGTTGGTTTGTGGATTCAGTCCCCACCGGCTGTGTCTGCAAACTAGCCCAGAAGTTAATCAATCACTATGGCAAAAGAAACAAAGAAAGAAGTTGTACAGGAATCAGATGAGCGAAAAGCATTTGCTCTAATTATCGAAGCCTACAAAGTACAATCACCAGCAAAGTACGAACTAAGGAAAGCAGAATTAGAAGCTAAACTAGCAAAACTATAATATGGCAGTTTCCAATAGTATTGACCCTGAGTTCAACGGAGGAGTGAAGCTCGGAGGTGCAGTAGCAGTAACACAAGGTTCTGGCGCACCATCACACGCAGCAGCAAAAGGTTCTCTATACCTACGAACAGATGGCTCAAGCACATCAACACGACTATACGTGTGTTCAGTAGCAACAGGAACATGGGTAGCAATCACAACAGCAAGTTAAAGACTGTTACACTCACTCATTCATTGGGTGGGTGAGTACAGTAATTAAATAATATGGAATTTTCAAATACAACAAGTAACACAGGCATAGTCGAACAAGCTAGAGCTATGATGCGTGTAGATGCTAACCAATACCCTACTTATAAGGTAGTAAACTCATGTAACAACTGGTTAGACACTGTTACTGGTTATGCTATCGGGGCAGACCGTACCTTCCAGTGGGATGACAGCAATCACTCAAAACTTCCTATCGGTACTACAGACCTAACAGCCTCACAGTCAGATTATTCCTTCTTAACTGATGAACAGGGCAACTCTATTCTAAACCTCACTAGAATCGATATTCTAGACGCTGACGGCACGTATAGAGAGCTAAAGACAATCGACCAGTCTGAAATAGATGGTGCATTAGATGAGTTCCAATCTACAGACGGACAACCTCTATATTACGACAAGATAGCTGACAACATCATCCGTCTATACCCTACTCCAGCAGTAGCAGTAACATCAGGTATTAAGTTCTACTTCCAACGAACAGCAAGCTACTTCGATGCACTAGACACAACAAAAGAACCCGGAGTTTCACCACTACTACACAGAGGATTCGTTATAGCCTCAGCTTACGACGGAGCATTAACCCTAGGACTACAAAACTTAGGTGCTTTAGGAGTAGAAATGGAAAGAGAGACAGCTAAGATGATACAAGCCTTTGCAATCAGAAACACAGACGAGCTTAAAAGATTTGTACCAGTAAGAGAAAGTAATAAATAATATGAGCGTTATAACTACAATCCTAGGCACAGACCTACCGTCAGATTCAAGAGGAGTTATTAACACTAATTTTAGTAACCTTAATGCTGATAAGGCAGAGGTTGATTCACAGACCTTTACTGGAACACCTACGTCACCAACAGGGACTATCGCTACTACACAGACACAATTAGATGGTAGCA